GGCCTCGAGCCGGACGCCGGGCGCGACGACCAGGCCGGGGATCATGCCCACGGCACTTCGTCGTCGGTGATGCTGCTGGCGCTGCGGCCCGACGGCTTGCGGGGGCCAGGGCTCTCGCGCGTGTCGTCGGCATTGCTGCGCACTCCGGCTTCGCCGCCGAAGTCGAAGTTGAGCAGCTTGATCTCGGTCGAGTACTTCTCGACGCCGCCCTGGTCGACGTACTTGCGCGTCTGCAGGCTGCCCTCGATCAGCAGCTTGCTGCCCTTCTTGACGTGCTTCTCGATGACGTCGACCACGGGACCGAAGGCGACGATGCGGTGCCACTCGGTCTTCTCCTTGGCCTCGCCGCTGGTGCGGTCCTTCCAGCGCTCGCTGGTCGCCAGCGCGATGTTGGCGACGCGGCCGCCGCCGCTGCCGAGCGAGCGGATCTCGGGGTCGCGTCCGACATTGCCGAACAGGATCACTCGGTTCATTCCGGCTTCTCCTTCATCTGCTCCGTGGCGGTGATCAGGCGATAGGCGAGCACGCTGGGCAGCCAGGCCTGCTCGCGTGCAGGGTGATCGGTGGCGACGATCGAGCCTACCGCCGTGACGATGGCGATGAGCTCGACCGCGGCGATCTCGGCATCGGCGCAGCGCCCGCGGATCCAGGCGATTGCCGTATCGGTGCTGGCGGCGAACTCGGCGAGCTCCTGGTCGGTGAGACCGCCCTGGGAGCCCGCCGCCACCTGGATGTGGGCGCCGCGGCGCAGGCGCTTGACCAGCGCCTCGAGCATCTTCGCGATGTCCTCGACCTCGTTCACTGCTGGCTCGCGTCGATCTCCGAGGCCCGTTCCTTCATCGCGTCGAGATAGACCTTGTAGACCTCGGCATTGCGCGCCGCGATCTGCTCGCGCATCGGCTTGGTGTCGACGTGGATCTTGGTCAGCTGCTCCTTGCTGGTCGAGCGCGCCATGCGCAAGGTCAGGCCCTCGATGAACGCCATGTCCTCGTCCGCCTGCTTCTTCAGCAGCGCATCGCTCCGGGCGGCGGCGGCCGGCGGCCCTTGCTGGACGTTGACCGTGCCCTGCTGGACGTCGACGGTAGCGTGGCTCGAATTGCCGCCCGGCGTGCGGAACGTGGTGTCCTGCTCGAGATCGGGATCGTCGCCGGTCTCCATGCCCAGCGCCTTGAGCAGCGCGTACTTGACTGCGTAGCTCATCGCCTTGCCCGGCCCCTTGTCGCTCTCGTCGATGCCGTAGCCGAAGCTCTGGACGTCGATGAAGTCGGCCGGCTCGTCGATGTTGACGAAGCGCACGGTCATGAACGCCTGGGTGCGGTTGCCGAACTGCTCGGTCTGCAGGTGGCGCGGATAGTAGAGCACGCCATATTTGACCAGCACGGGGCGCACCTTGGCGGTCACCGCGTCGTGGCTGACGATGGAGTAGCGCATGCCCTGGCGCTTCTCCTTCTGCACGTAGTCGACTTCGAGCTGCACCGCGTTGAGGCGCTGCAGCACGTTGAGCGGGCGGCGCCGCGCAGCAAAGGCATCGGCCGCGCTGACGGGATCGGCCGCCGCCGCCGCCGCCGGAACCGGATCGTTATCGACCGGAGCAGCGGGCTTGGCCTTCTTGGCCTTGGCCGGCTTGGGCGCCAGCACCTTCTCGATGTCGTCGGACATTGTGATCTCCTGGTTGTTCGCTCTTGGTCTTGGGCGGGTCCTTCTAGGGATCGTGCGGCGGCCAATCCTGCGGATCGCCGCCGTTGAGGTAATGCACGATGCGGGAGGCATCGCGCTCGGAGGTCTGGCTGCGCGCTGTCATCCAGCCCTCCGTGGGGGTGAAAAACCCGACCTGCCATCGGTCCGGCCCGGTGTCGGCCGCCGTGGGAAACGGCGTCGGTGCCGCGTCCGGCGGCGGTGCATCGGGATTGCGGCGATAGAGCCAGCTCATCTTGACCTCCTATAGGCGGCGCACCCGCTTGGCGCCGTTCTTGGCGATGCCGACGGTGATGCCGAAGCCCTCGACGATCTTGGCGTCGGTGGGCACCTCGAGTGCCTTGAGCGCGGCCAGGGCCTTCTCGTGCTGCTCGGCCGCGGCCCAGGTCTCGACGATCTGGCCGGCGGCGCTGGCCCAGGCGTTGGCGATCGGCCAGGTGCGCAGCTCGGCCTCGCCGTAGGCGCGCTTGGGATCGAGCTTGGGTCCGGCGACGACGACTTCGGCGCCGTCGGGCGGCGTGTCGTCGGCGAGATGCTTGGCGAAGCGGTTGAGCCGGCCGAGCAGCAGCGTGAGCTGGTCCTCGCTGGGCACGACACGGAAGGTCTGCCACTCCTGCAAGCCGTAGAGGCAGGAGAAGTCGATCCAGGGCAGGCCGGTGAGCAGGCAGTAGTGGGCGCCCTGCCAGAAGTTGCGCTCGACCACGGCCTCGGCCGGGTTCCACTCGCTGATCGCGCCGGTGTGCTTGCTCTCGAACACGCCCCACTTGTCGGCCTCGGTGACCAGCCCGTCGAGATGGCCGACCATCCACTTGAAGCTCTTGCTTCTGAGCTTGATGCCCAGGTGGTCCTCGGCCACCACGTCGTAGTCGACATTGACCCCGCCGGTGGGGCGCGGATCGTAGACCGTGCGCCCGGTCTTGTACTTGTAGTAGAGGCGGTTCACCTTCTCGGTCGCCAGCCCGATCATCGCGGGCAGGAACATGCGCAAGTCTCTAGGCTCCTTGCGCCCGGTGTGCTCGCGCCACACGTCAAGGCCCTCGCCGGCCATGATACGGCGCGCGTCGCTGCCGCTGATCTCCAGGTTATCCACCATTGTCGGACGTGCCTTTCTCGCGGTTTGTGATGGCGTATTCCTCGACCATCAGCGGGAAGTTCTGCCGCAGGGCGCGCAACGCCCCGTGGCGGCCTTTGGGGTTCATGCAGCCTATGATCTTGGCCACGGCCGAGAGCAGGACGTTGGCGATCGCGTTAGGCCCGATATCAGCCTCGAAGCAGATCGTGACGGCGGTCTCGATGACACGGATCGCCTGGCGCAGCTCGGCCTGCTCGCGCGGCGACAGATGCTCGAGAGGCTCGGGCGGGGGAATGTCGCTGTTCATCGGGCGGGGCCTCCAGGGCTCGGAAGGGTACTGCAAGCGTGCAGGACAGTCACGCCTGGCGGTTCGTCGCCGTGACGTAGGCCTTGAGGCGCAGATAGTCGCTTTCCTCGACCAGCTCGGGCGCGGTGCCGGCGGCGCGCGCCGCCTCGTAGTCGGCGAACTCCATCGAGGACGGGAAGCGCGTGCCGTGCGGTGTCTTGTGCCACACCGCGATGCGCGGCACTCGCACCTTGGGCTGGATACCCGGCGGCGGCCCGGCAAGGCTCTTTGTGCCGGCCGCCTTGGCCTGCAGCCAGCTGCGCTCGCCCTCGAGCCAGCGCTGCCAGACGTGCATCCAGCGCGCGCTGCGGCTGGCGACGTAGTGCTGGCGGAACTTCGCCGCCTCCTTGGCGATGTCGAGATCGGGATAGAGCGCCTGGGCACCCTGGCGGGTGTCGGCGTCGGGGAAGCTCTCCGGCAGGGGCTCGACCTGGGCCGGATGGTCGCAGGTGCTGCGGCCCGGGGCTACGCCCGCGCCGCAGACGGGGCATAGCCAGCCGTGCTGCATGCTGTCCTCTAGGTTGGCTTGAGGGTGAACACCGGAGGTTTCGGGCGGGGCCTCCGACGGCGCCGCCGGTCGATCACGAACTCGTGGACCTTGAGCTTGTAGATCGCCTCGAACAGCTTCTTCTTGAGCCGGTACTCGGGGAGCTTGCGCGTCAGCTTGCTCTTGACGTCCTCGACCACCACAGCGCCATCCATCCTCACGTACTGGAAGTCGGGGATGAAGTCGCAGATGTGGACGCCGGCGACGACGATCTCGTAGCGCTTGTGGATCTCGATATCGCGGATCTCCTTGAGCCGCTCGCGGATCTTGAGCTCGCACCAGTGGCGGTGCTCGGTCTGGCTGTCGAAGATCTCGTTCTGGTCGATGACCTTGCGGCGCTGGCCGGCCCGGGTCTTCCGGCTCAGCGGCCCGATCACCAGGGCAGATTCAGCTGTTTCGGGCATGATCGCCTGCGGCGTGGCGGGGGAACGACGGCAAGCCTGGCGCCGATTGCCTCGGCCCAGCATACGGCCAGGAA